AGGTTTTGTTGTTAATCATTACAACGTCCTTTGTTTTGATTCCGTTGTCAATCGCTAACTCGACTTCGGGAATAGTCAAGGTGGCGAAGTCTAAGCGAATGTCTTTTACAAATTCCGCAACAATTAACTCCAAAGTAGTATCGTCTTTTGACTGACCTAATCTAAAAAGTGCTTTTGAGATAATTTCAACCGCTTTTGTGTTAAAATCAGCGTGTAATATACTTTTGCCGTTTAAGGCGTTTATAGGCGTTAATCGGTCTTGATATATAGTTATACTCATTGTCCTGAAATTTTGCGTTTAACGCGCTCCGCTTGCTCAATTATGGCGGTTGCACTGTTTCCTTTGTGATTAGTTTCTTTTTGCTGCTTAAAATCTTTTAAGATAAAACCTCGAATCGCACTTACTGAATATCGGCTAATCGCGCCAGTTGCTTTCATTTCGAGCAATTTTTTTTCTGAAAATTCTTTTACGGTTTCAATAGTTGTGTTTAACAAATGCGCTGCCTCCGTTAAAAAAATCTCATCTTCAGTTATGTTTTTTGATACAGTTTCAAAGTTTCCATAAATTGAAAGGTCGCGTGTGTTACTCTCTACTTTTATTTCTTTTTCTTTTATTTCCTTTCCTTTCCTTTCCTTTATAGCATTGCCATCGCTATGCGTTTGCATTGCGTTCGCATTAAGTAATTGACTTTCACGATACTTTTGCCATCTTATGTTTGCGCTATTTTTTGCGCTATTGCTTTTAGTCTTGCGCTCCGATAACCTTCTTTCTACCGATACGCTTCCAAATGTTTGACCGTCTATTTGGAATAGGTTAAAGTCGTGTATAACAGAGTGAACCAAATTTACATCCGAGCGTAAATCGTAAGCAATACCATCGCAATCCAAAGGCAATGCGTTCGCATTATTGTAAAGGTCTTCGACTATACTCCAAAATAGTCCATATCCAACCATGCCATGACGTGCTAAAAGTCTTTTGATTTTCGGGTCTGTCCTCGCATTGTAATCGTGCGAAAAGTAGTATGTGTCATTCATAAAAAAAACTACCCAACCAAATACAAAGGCTACCCGACAGCGTGAAAAACGCTTTGGCAATGTATAAGGTTGGGATTGTTTTTGATTTCTTCATGTCGAGTAGCGGTGCGAATATATTAATAAAAAATTAAATACTTTCAAAATCTTCTTCTGTTTCGCTTAGTTCAGATTCAACATCCCAAGACTTTGAAAATTCTTTGTTTTGGAATAAAGAAGCAAGACCAGTAATTTGTTTTAATCTCAATAATTCATCAGCACTCATGCCTATGTGTTTACATATCCATGCATCACCTTTACCCATTTCAACAAGTTCAGCTACAATGTTGCTCATAAGGTCAATATTGTGGCTTCCCCTTGCTCTATTGTGACGTATAGTAGATGCCATTCTATCGCCTATTTCTTTTTCTATAACCACCACAGGCAAATGACCTTCTTCTCTATCAAAAACTCTTTTACTTGTTTTTAAAATGGTATATCTGTGAAATCCATCTACAACAATATACTTATCACTTTCTTTATCGTAAAAAGTTACAACAGGTTGCGTGTAGCCGTCCTCCCAAATTGACGTTTCAAGCAATGCCATTTCTGGAGGTGCAACTTTATTAGGGTTGTAATCATTTGCCTGTATTTTATCAATGTGTATTCTTTTTACATTGTAAACTGGAGAAATAAAATTTTGCATAAGTTTTCTTTTTTTAGTTTATAGAATAAGAGCCGTCTTCGTTATGAATTTCAGAACCAGATACAGGAGGATTAAATACGCTAATAAGTTCAACATCTTCAATAGCTTGAAACGTATGATTATCGTGATTATCTAAAATGTATATTGTGTCTGGAACAATATTGAAAACTTCTCCAGTGTCAAGGTTAGTTAGTATGCCAATACCTTTCATGCAAAAGCAAGCCTCCTTGTGGTGTTTATAATGCCAATGAAGCACATCTCCTTTAGGTATTATTGTTTTGTGTAATGAAAACCCCATTCCGTCAGATTTAAGTATAAATCTTATACTCTCAAATCCAACCCCATTTACACAACGTTCTTGCTCAAAGAACCGCATTGTTTCTACTTTTTTTACTTTCATTTTGTTTGTTTTATTGTTATTAAATGTTTTTATACTTTTCCATTATCTGCCTTTGTCTAATCGCTTGCTCTTTTGTTGGTGCAAGACCCATATATTTACAAGTGTGGTCATTCTTTAAAATAGTTATTGCAAATCTTTTCCAACTTGCAACGTGGCTATTATGGCAATGCAACATATCTAAATGGTCTGGGAAACTTTGTATTACTACCCTTGTCAAATCTTTTCTACCATGAGCAGTCTTCCCATTTTCTTTAAAATGTATTCCAGCCTCTCTCAATTCAGCAATAACTTTGTCGGGTAATCCGCGCCCCACTCTTCCCCAATACTTAAATGATTGAATGAAGCGCATTTTAAAATTTTCAGAAACTTCTTTTGGTAATGTTGAAAGAAGAAACTTTACAAAAGATTTCCATGTATGTCCTTCTGGTAGCTTAAAGCTATTATAATTTAATTGCTTTCCATAAGTAGCAACAAAATTTGCACCTTGAACACGCGCACATAGAGTTACCCATACGTGAGGGTCTATAACCCTGTAAAGATTAAGGCTTGATTTTGATTCACTCATAAATGGACTCGCAACCCTCATTTGATATATTGATAAACCAGCTTTCCAAAATATATCATACAGTTTATTGTATTCCCAATCAAACTTTGCATTAGCAATCCAAATATCTTCAGTCCTCCAATCATAAATAGGATAACAATTATAAACGTGTTGTGAATTCTTTTTTGTCCATGCCATACCTAAATATTGTTGCTTATTTTGATTCATAATAGCACGAAACCTGTTTAATGATTCAACGGCTCTTATACCAATCAAATTTGCAGTTAATTTACCTTGAGAATACCAGTGCCCAAATCCATCCCAAAACTCATCGTAATTCATATTTTCTTCAAAAAAATCAAACTTGTGATTATTTATATTTATAACATAGTCGTGTTTTGGCATAGGTCTTATCCATCTTTTTTCATCATTAACTCCCCAACATTGCCATTCGGTCATATAGGAACTAACTGTGCAAGGCAAAGTAATAGGTAAGCAACACCAATAAACATCTAATATGTCAAGATTCTTTTGAAGTATAGAGTGCATGAACTGTAATGAATATTCATAATTGGCTTCATTATCTAAAATTTGCACACCAAGTTTTTTAGTGATTTTATTTTTTCTCATGTAGTCTATTGCAAGGTTCAGCATTACACCTGAATCTTTGCCACCAGAGAATGACAAATACACTCTTTCAAAATTCTTAAATACAAAATCAATTCTTTCTATTGATGCTTGATAAACATCTTTGTCTTTGTAAATTCTCATAGTTTTAGTTTTAATTGTTTGCTTGAATTTGGACGCGCCTCTATTTCTATTCTTTTTAATTCGTGATAGTATATTGAAGTCTTTGGATATATACCCAATTCGGATAAATCATTTTTAAGTATCGCTTTGCATATAATCCTATATGTTGGAACTTTACCAAGTTGCTCAAGTCTAAGCGGTGCTTTATCTGGTATTCCATTAGAATAGCAATTCGCCTCCCACGTTTTTATGTATTGCTTTATTTGCTGCTTCATATTCTTTATTGAATTTTAAAACACACTCATATGCTACAAGATTCGCTACATTTCTTTTTTGCGGTGTCAATAATTTCCATGCTTGACGGGTGCATATTTCTGGAGTGCCGTATTTATAACAGCAAGACGCTTGCCCAAGCCATGCCAATTTATTACACGATTTATTTGTGAAATTTACCATACAAGATATTTTCCATTCAGATAAAACCAATTCGCATACTCTTTTAAACTCTAATTCATTTGAGAGTAATGTTACAGCGTTTGCAATATGAATGTCTGATTCAGCTTTTGATTTTGGCGGTTCATACATTCCATTTTTGTAATCCTCCCAATCAGTATATATAGCGTAATACCTATTCATATTTCCAACAAAAGTAGGAATGTTTTTTGATTAAAAAAATGTTTAATTCTTTTTACTAAGATATTTTTCAAAAATCTTTTTCTGTTTTTCGGTTGCTGAGTATTCAAACCAATAGCAAGCTGAACCGTATTTAGTTTTGCCTGATTTTTGTTCGCGGTGTAATACCACGTTAAAAGGCTTTTCAATTAGCCGTCCGACTTCTCGCGCAATGTTGCTGATTCCGAAGTGTAGGTAAGCGTTTTTGATTGAAAGTTTGCCACCTTTAGAAAGGTGTTTTAGGAGCGCGTCCTGTCTTGTTTGTTTTTTCATTGTTGTTTTTTTAAGGTTTCTATTTGTTGTTCTAGTTCGTTTACTTGCTTATATATATCTTGTTTAACTGGATTATCAAATGTAACTAATGCGTTTAGCCAGTATAATTGTTTTATCGCAAACTCAATCTTCGCTATCTCCACGTGCTTATTGCATCCGTTGGCTGCGGTGGGAGAGAGTGCGCCTTGCCTGAATCCATAAAAAGAATCCCTACCATCAATAAATTGACTTGCAAATTTTTCCGCATCCGCGTTTAATTGTTCTTGTGGTGTCATAGGGCTTGTATTTCGGTTTTAACATCTACCCAATAAGCCCAAACAATATCAAATGGGCTTTTAGATGTATTTAATCCGTTTGTTGTGTTAAGTAGGTTTATTATCTCTTGCACCGCTATCAAAGCGCATTCTTTAGCATTTTCTGATTTATCTACACGTCCTTCATAGAAAACCTTATCATCGCAATAATCCATCATTTTATCATATAATTCTATTGCTTTTTCTTTTGGTGTCTGTGTCATTTGCTGAATTTTTCGGTGTAGTATTGTTCGCCATGTCCAAAAGATTTACCATTTGAATCTTTATCCGCTTGATTATAGGCATCAATTATCTGACCTTTTTCCAGTCCTTTGGCATGGTAGCACCATTCTCTTATTGTTTCTATTGAACAATATTGATGTGGTCTTAGATTGTTTAATTGCTCAATTAGCCATTCTACGGCTGTGGTTTGTTTAGGCATGGTTTTATTTTTAGTAAGCATTCATAATAAAAGAATCTGTTCTTTCGCGAGAGTTTAAGCGGTTCACATGATAGCTTTTCTCCATTGCATTTCGGATTTGGACTATCCTTTTAAATCCTACTTTTATCTGCGTTGCAATATCGCGAGTTTTGAATTTCTTGTCCAGCATTGCTTTGATTTGTTCGTCTGTTACGTTGCTCATGGTTTTTATTTTTCGTGAATGTTTCCGATGATTTTCACATATGGTAAAAAATCTGTCTCTATTTCATCATGATCACTAAACGGATGTAGAATTACATTCTCAAAGCCAAAATCATTTATTCCGTTTTCATTATATCCAAAACACGCATTTGTTTTTATGTATATTACTTCCGCCTCAAATGGCTTTAGCAAATACCTGTCATGTTCAGAATACTTAATAACATCACCCTCATAAATCTCCTTTCCGTTTTTATCAAGCAGCCCTGTGAATTGTCCGACTGTTTCGGGGTGAACTTGCAAAAAAAGACAGTCTTTGCTATATCTATCCTGATTGGATATGTAGCAAACGCATTCCCCATTTTCACCGTCCTTAGTTACATAATCGGTTCGTAGACTTCCATACACCCATTCTCCATTGTCAATTCTTTTGCCTTGAAATTTAATAGCCCTCATTGTATTTAGTTTAATTGTTTAACACTCCTAAAATTGCGTTTAGATTAGAACCTTTTGCGGTCATATCACGCGCTACTACTATTAGACCGACTTTGTTAAGTGGCAAGGTGCAGTCTTTAACTATGAAATCATATACTAATTTACTTAGCAAGATATACTCTCTTTCTTCATCATTATGCCTTGATGAAAAAATCATGTTCTCAAAAATCCTTCTTGCGTTTAGAATGGTCGTGTGGTCTTTGTCAAATATAGCCCCGACCTGAGTAAGCGTAAAACCGTATTTTATGTAAGCGTGCATTATAGCAGCCCTGATAGATACTATTTCGCGCTTCCTGCTTTTTTTAAGTATTTGCTCCTTTGTGAATCCGTAATTACTTTCAACAAGTGCGAATACCTTTTCCGCTTGCTGCTTTTGCTTTTCTGTTAAGTTGTTTCGTTTCATTCAGTGGCTTTTTTTATGGCTGCTTGTGCCTTTTCTACAAGTTTTGCAAAATCTCTTTCTTTACCGTCTATCATTGCTTGCAATGCCTCCAACAAGTCAGGTGCAGCAGCTATTAGTTTGGCGTTGGCTTCTTCATCATCACTTGCATTTATTTGGCAGATACTTTCCCCATTGCAAGTTACATAGTAATTAAAATATGGCTTTGAAGTTTTCCATTCACCTTGTCTGTGTTTTGTGTTGTTTTCCATGTTATTTGTTTTTAATTATAGCGCAAATGTAAACCTATTTTTGAATTTCCAAATATGTTTGGAAAATAAATGTAAATTAAAATGATAGTTGCTCGTTTGGAATGGGTAAAATAATATCCATTTCGGCAGCCGATTTTATCAATAGTTTACTCGCGTTCAAAACTGCGATAGTTAATCTGTCTTTATCCTCCTGTGATACTTCAAATCTGATAATGTTTAGATTCTTGTAATGACCTCCATCGAGTAAGTATGGCAGTTCTTTATCTTCTGCCCAATTTATCCATGCGAATTTGTTTTGATTTCCATCGTAGTTGCTTGCCATTTCGCGTATTTCATCTAATTCAGATTTGTAAGGACAATATACAATCAATTCAGCATAACGGCTATTAGTGATTATTGCATTGCTTATAAGTTGCCAGTAATAATCTTCCCCATCGGGATGTTTGTCGCGTATTTCTTCAATAGTTTTGCAATCAGCAAATTGGCAGAATGATTTAAGCGTAAAAGGGCATTTAATATCCACCACCGTTTGACCTTCATCAAACTTCACAAGGTCTGGTGAACCTGCCCAATATTCAGGAAGATTTGGATGTTCTAAAGTTGTTGAACTACACATTTTATATTCAGTCCCTAATAAATCAAATGCGCGTCTTTCAACTAATTGCCCCCACGTTGTTGGTCGTGCGTTTGATTCTTGAGTTAGCGACCGTCCTAACTTAATCTCCATGTTTTTTTCTTCGATGTAAGTTAGCGCAGGTTTGCCAAATGATTTGCCGTCTTTTGCAAGTTTCATTAGTGCAGATATTCCAGAACTTGTAAAGCGTCCTATTCGGTATTTGTTTTCGTTCATAGTGCTTTTAATTTGTTCACAACCTTTTTGTAAGACGCTTCTTCACCGTTTGCAAGGATTCTTTCAATATCGGTTCGGTCTGATTCGGATAGCGCGTCCTTTTTCAAATCAAATAATTCTTTCACATCTTCTGATGTGACTTTTGATGTATCAACTCGAACCTCTTTAAAATCTAATTTATTGTAAATGTCAGCAGCTATACCGATTTCAGCAGCGCACTTCTTTAGTGCATCGGTAGCAGCAGATTTTAAATCATTTCCGATTGACAAAGGTGTAGTGCTGCCTTTTTTACAAACAATATCTTTGTTTCCGTATTGCATTTTCACAATTACCTTCCCATTACTTCTGCAAGTTAAGCGACCTTTTACAATAGCTTCACCGTCAATAATCTTTTCATCTATTATTTCAAAATCCCAATCCCACCCAAACATAAGGTTGAGGCATTTTTTAACGTAACCACCTGTTACATACTCCCATTCTCCACCTCCCTTTGCAGGTCTTTTGTGAACGTATTTGTCGGGTGTTTTTTGAAGAATCAGTTTTAACTGTTGCCCATTTAAAGAGTTGCTTTCAACTAAAGATAAATCATCTGGGCTAATAAGCGCAAGGTCTTGTTGTTTCATTGTTTGGTTTTAGAACGGTAGACCGTCATTGTTTTGAGATTGTTTATATTCTTGTTTCGGTTCTTCTTTCGGCTGCTCCGATTTAGGCTCGTATATGTTCAGCTTCGCGTAGTGAGTATTACCAAACTTATCGGCTTCTTTCCGTTGGTTAATATCAATGTTCACGTAGCCTTTCAGATTCGCGTATTTTCTCAGTTCTTCCATAAACTGATTCAC